CACTGCCAATGCATTCGGCCCACTGTCAACAAAGGTCGTACTGCCGTTGGTGCCGTCCATGTGTAAAAGCACGGACACTTTATCAAAATACGGGTCTTTGTAGATACCATCCGCCCAGCTTAATACCTGTGCCTTTGTGGCGTTATCGTGATATTGGTTGTAAACCAGAAATTCGGCCAGATCGACCTTTGCATAGCCCGTATAAACCCTGCCAATCTGCCCAATGACAGGATTTGCATTAACTGGCCCGCTTGTTGAATTGGTGGTGCCGTTGACTTCAATCGTGACCGTTGTGCCGGTTCGCCTTGCGACAATCTCACAGAATAGACCGTTTGTGATAGCATTATTGTTGCCCTGAGCAATGTCGCCCGAGGCGGTGTACCAATACGTTCCTTGAAGATAAGTATTGAGCGAATTGAGGCTGGCGTCTGCCTCGCCAAAAAAGCCGCCGCCGCTACCATCCGCCTCTCGCATGTAGCCGATCCAGTAAATCGTAAAATCACCGGTCAGGGTCATTGATGCGAAATTGATAATGTCATCGAAACCATCAAAAGATATGGTCTGAAAGCCGCTGCCCTGATTGGTTTTCAGGATCGGCTGTTTCGTGCCGGTGGCCTGCGTGGCGTGATTTGAGCCGCCTGATTTGTCGTTAAACTGCGTGACATTTGTTCCAGAGGTGACAATATCTGTAGCGGAATACCACCGCTGAAGGCCGGTAAGCTGCGATGGGGTAAAAGCACCACCACCGCCGCCTGTTGTTGCCGTTTTGCGTTGTAAGAGCTTGGCAATCATTGATTTTGCCCTGATACAAACGCTTTCCAAGACGTTCCGCCATCGACCGAATAAAAGACAAACGTGTCACTCTTGCCGTTGGTCGAAGTGAGCGTAGGGGCTGTGCCTGAAGGCCATTTGATCGAAGCAGGCCACGTCACTGCCCGAGCCGTGCCATCGGCTGTAAATTCCAGCGTAAAAGCCGCCGCCATCGAGTTTGATGGAACGTTTGAAATCGTCAGCGTCGTAATGGCTGCATTCAGGCTTACCTTGAAGAAGTTACTGCCAGAAAGATCAAGCGTGAGCGTGCCGCTGCTGATCGCTGGGCTGGTGTAAGATTCCCGCCATGATTGAAGCCGTGGCTTATCCAGAATGTTACTATTGTAATTCTGCTGGCCTGTAAATGTATTGGTCGAAAGTGTTGCATACGTCGATGACGCTGCTGATTGTGTCAGATAGGTTGAAGCGGCCGAGGCTGTCGTCAGGTAGCTTGACAAACTGGCAATCGTGGCATACGTCGATGCCGCCGAGGCTGTCGTCAGGTAGCTTGATAAACTGGCAATCGTGGCATAGGTCGATGCCGCCGCCGTGGTCGTCAATCCGTCTGTTATGCCGTATCCAGCAAGTGTTGTCGGCTTGCCCGTGATATTGGCAAAACTGAAGTTGGCCGATGGCAGATACGTTGCCGCTGCATTGGCTGTTGTCAGATAGAGAGAAAGGTTTGGTGTACCAGAGAGGTCGCTGTAACTGCCGCTTGTTGCCACTGTGGCAAAAGTTGGCTTACCTGTCAGGTTGGCGTAGGTGAAGTTAGCTGTGGGCAGATAGGCGTTCAGGTTAGCAGGCGTTGCATAGCGGCTGTCGGCACGACCCTGAGTGAGAAAACTACTTGCAGACCAAGTGTAACTAGCTGTGCCCGTTTCTGCTGATAACCCATCGCTTGCCAGCCGAACCGACATGTTGTTCCACCGCAGGCGAACTCCACCAAAAATGTCGTCAGGATCTAGCTCAACAGAAGCTGCCATGCCAGTTAATTGCGACGAGATAACTGCCGTAGAGCCTAATGATAATTGGCCTGCAAAAAATGATGCTGGATCGCTTGGATTCTTTTTGTATCTCAGTCCGTAAAAAACATCGTTCCCATATGTGGTGCTGACAGGAACAGCTTTTGTATCAGCCAGATAAACACTATTAGCCAAACTCGTCACATCGTTGGCAAGCAAGGTCACATTGCCTGTGCGTCCGTTGAACGTGGTCACACCACCTGGAGTGCCTGATAACCGGCCATTTATTATCGTCAGATTGTCGCCAACAATAATCCCGCCAAGCGTACTGTTTGTGGCTGCGGGTAATGTGTAGTTCCCACCAGGCAAACCCTGTGGCCCTTGCTCCCCTTGTGGCCCCTGTGGCCCCTGCGCGGCGGTGCGGACACGAATGCTATAAGGATTTCCACCAGTTACTCTTACACGATACGGAGGATTAGCCACGCTTTACTACCTCCACATTACCCGCAATCGGTGTCCATTCATAACCAGACTGATTGACCTGCAAATACCATGGGTTGGTTGTATTAGCCAGCGTTGTCGTCTGGGTTTGATTCCACAACACACCAATCACACCATTGGCAGCATTCGCCGTTGTCAAATTGCCAGAAACCGTTGTATTGCCCCAGTAAATCGTCGCCGTGATATTGGCACCCGTCAGATTGACCGGCAATGAACCGTCGCAGCTACCCGCCTGCTCAAATGTCACTGTCAGGACAAGGTCGTCCCCAGCTAACACCTTCAAATTCAGTTCGTCAGGCAAGAGATTCAGTTCACTCACAACTCAACCTCCACTGCCGTTGCAAGTTCCTTCTCAAGTGCCTCAATGTCAGCCACGACGGTCCAGCCAACGTCAACGATACCCGTCTTGTTCACACCCGACCGACTGGGCGACAAGGCGTCACTATTCCTCTCACCCTCCAGCTTCGATCGTTCCTGCCCATCAGATGGCACCTTCACCGAACCAATGTTGTCGCCCTCTGACACCTTACCCTGAGACGCCACCACCTCGGGCAACACCTCGCTCCTGATCTTGTCCCGCTCAACACCTACCGTGTCAGCATCCGGTGAGTCACTACGACCGTAGCCAACAATATCGCGAGACTCGTTAAGAGTAAGAACCCCGCCACCATAAAGACGAATCGCACGGTTCGCCGCAATCTGCTCACGGTCGTCAAGCTCCTCGACCGGCGAGTAGTCAAAACTGAACTTGATCCGACCAGTCCGAACATCTTCTTCGTCCTCAAATTCAGTCAGCAGTTGCCAAGTCATTTCCTCAGCAAACACCTTCTGAAGTGGTATCAATCCATGCACATAAGCCGCACGTATCGCCTCGGCATAACTGCCATAAGCCCCACTGTGCTCAGTGTTCAATCCCAGCACATCCGTATTCAGTCCCATCACCGACAGCACCTGTGCCTGAGCCATCTTGGGCAACTCGGTCAGGCTTAATTCTTCAGGCGTCCACCCTAACTTGCTAATGTCATAAGCACCCGTCAGCACCACCGGCTCAAACCGATAATCGCCCGTTGTCGTATCCTTCAATTTCTGCTTAATCGCAATGGCGTCTTCTTCCGCAACCGTAAAATCACCTTTAGGCGTCGCCAATATGCCCGGCGTACCAAAATTCCGCAGCAGGCTGGCCGCATACGTGCTCGCCTCATTGAGCATATCCACTTCCCGAGCCACCGAATGCAGTGGGCACCATCCAACACGTGTCTGAATCATATCGACGTAACGTCGCAGGTGAATCACCCTGTCAGCCGACACGTCAAGCATCCGCCCGTTGACGTTATACCGCCACCCTGACAGATACTCTGACCCGTCCTGTGGATATAACGGCGACACCATGTCAGTTCGCCACAGCCGAAGCTCTACCACCTCACCTAAGCCGTTTTTTACCTTCTCAATCCAACAATTACCGTAACACGACAGGTCTCTAACAACTGTTCCAACAAAAGCAGCCTGGCCCAGATGAGGATGAGGACGACGCAGCAGATCCAACGCCGGATGACGCCTGATCGGTTCCTCGATCCCATCATCACCCACCTCTACTACCTGCAACTGCGGCACCAGCCAGTTCCGGCTCAACCAGTCAATACCGCTGGCAACCACCGAATTATTCCACAGCCCCTGCGTCAGTACTCGATTGTAGTCGTGCTGACTGCCAGGCAAGTAAATTGAATAAGGGCTGTACCCACCGCCTGCCCCGCCAAAGCCGGAGAACGGTGTGCGACCACGCAAATAAGCCTTCATCGTCGATAGTATGCCCATAGTGTAATCGTATCAACACGATGTGTGCACACCTTGGGGTTTTGTCGCAGACGGCAGTGCACCTTTTTATGGTGAAAAAAATGGCAAAAGCACGGACAATAGTCGGCCCTTTTTAGGGTAAAAAATTTTTTTGGTACAAAACAGTGGGAGGGGTGCCGATGGCCCTGAATGCCCGGTCTGTTGAGAACGCGCGAACCTGGGCAGGTGGCTGGGCAGGTGGCTGGGCAGGTGGCTGGGCAGGTGGCTGGGCCGGCGCATAAAAAAACCGCCAGCAACTGCCGACGGTTAAAAGATTGACTGTTAATTGACCGTTAACCGCATTCATCGCACTCTAAAACGGCCGAGTCGGACTGTACACGTCCGCAAGTTCGGCACCTGGGTTCCGGATCGTTAACGCAAGTCGGTTGAATCTCGCCGTCTATCGCTTCCCATTCATCAACATGCAGATGTTCGAGTTTAATCGATCTATCGGCCAATGATCGACGAACACAGTCGCCAAAACTCAAATCAGCTTCCCTTAATGCTTCCATCTCATCAAACGCGCGAACATATCCGCAGTGATCAGAACCGCCGCCGATTGCATTGGATGAAACCCAGACGTTATAAATATTGCTCATTTTGTCACCTCAACTATATCCCCTGGATGATACTTGCGCATTGACCCGTGCGCAGGAGCAATTACAGACAATCCGCCCCCGCCGTCACACAGTTTACAAGTGGCGCAGATCTGGCCTGCTGTGTAGTGTGGACAGACCACTACCCCCGATGTACCAGACGCGCCAAGATGACGACGCAAGGCAACGACATTATCATTATCAGTTAATCGCTTGCCGACGACCCTGGCCGTATAATAACACCGCCAACCAATCCCGCGAGCCTGATTAAGTTGCTCCAGTGTTTCGACCGAGGCCATGAGATAGGGCATAAGATCGGGCCTTTCACGCCAAAAGTGAGTATATCCAACGCGATAGGCTGTCAGCTTGATTATCCTTTCTGTCACATCTAGCGGAATTGTAGCCGGATCACCGTATCGGCCAAGCCTTACACCGTTGTCACGTTCAAGAAACCTGGCCCACGATCGAACCGGAATTGTTGGCATATCATCAAGACGCTGAAACGTGTCTTTATTGTGCCATTGCATATAGCCGGAATTTGCATAGCACGGATCTTTCATCGGACACATCGCACACCCCGCCCCGTGATGAGCGGAATCCGTTAAATCTGGATCGTAGTATGAAATCTGGTGTATCGGCCCGGTTTTGGTGTTTTTACTTGTACGATGCAGAACCACCACCACCCGCCGACCTGGCTCAAGTGATGACGACCCCCGCCAAAGTATGACCGGCCTGTTCTTGGCGAGATAGTCGCGATAAATGTCGTTAATTGACATCCTGATTAATCCTTTCATTCTTGCATTGTTCAATTAATCGTCGGTATCTTTGTTTTTGCCGCTTGTATCCGTCAGCAGACTGACGATCATTAGGATATCGTTTAACCTGCTCAAAATATTGCAGGCATAATTTGCGACTAATCGCCGCTGCTGACATCTTGCGGGTGGCAAGCCAATTTTGATGTTCATTCTCTTCAATCTGCTCTATCGTATACCGCTTCATTTTTATCCCCCTATCATGAGACAAAGAAACACCAGCCACGCAAGCGACCACGCCAAGCATGACAGCAACGGCACGAGACAGCCACGCAAAAGATCATTAGACATTGACAGCCCCCTGATAATACGTGAAATGATGCACTAAGCGCCATTTACGACCGTTAAGGCAATTACGGTGATAGACCTTGACCCAGTCAAACGAGGCGACAACCTTAAAATGGCCTGCGTCTAAACCGTGCAGTTGATCGGCTCGACACTTGACCGGAACGGGGTAAATATTGCCAACCTTCACACGACCGGACTTGATCAGATCACTTGCCGCGCCTCCCCGCTCATGATCCATGACAACGGCAAGCCAACCGGCATATATTTGCTCATAAGCATAACCGAGCGAAATAGCATATGGCAAAAGGTCAGACAGCCACCGATCAGAAAACCAGTGAGCATATACGCCCCCCTGAAATTCAGGTTTACACCGCCTGCCCGGCGAATCGTTATCGTTGACGTGGTAAAAATCAATTCTTGCACGATTGCCCATTATTTACCCCCTTTCGGCAGATCGACAACGACGACCTTGCGATTTTTTGAATAACGAATATTCACCGATCGAACACCGGCAAAAATCAGGTCGGAACGATTGCAAATACCGTGAGAATCAAAACCGACGTTGACGAAATCTTTGTTGGCTTCAAAATCAGCCAGAACGGCGGACTTGCTGGAATAGTCGCGACCATAGGCAGGTACTAAAGACAGATGCATGGTTAACCCCCTATCACTGACAACAGACAACAACAGCCAGGACAGCCCCGGCTGACAACAAACTTTACAGACCAGACAACAAAAATTTTTACGAAAAACACGTTAAGCATATGTGATCAAACGATTTAACACCAAAAAATTAAATTAGTTGGACATCTGGTAAATCTGACAAGTGCACAAGTGAACACTTAAACCGGCTTAAACCGTTAAACTGTAATATGATATCGCACACACACGCGCACACGCCCGCACACATACGCACGTATACCCACGCATGCCCACGCACGCGCGAAGACGGCCGCCTGGCTCGGTCAACCGCCACCTACTAACGGCTGATCATACGGTAAAATAAGCACATACGCAAATCTGTATATGAGGCAGTATGGCTGCGAGCCAGTATGGCCACCTTCTGTAGGCTTGACTTTATTACGGTAAATACATACGCATGTTTCTACGTGAGGCAGTATGGTCACGGGCCAGTATGGCTGCATCGGTGTCAAATAGGGCCTGTAAATTTCGAGCGTGTTTTCACCTTGATTTTCCGCTATCTGTTTTCCATAATAATGGTGTCAGTTGGACTCTACCGTATTTTGCACTGTACAGAAAGGTGATGCGTGATGAAGGTTGCTGTTTATGTTCGTGTCTCTACAGTTGAGCAGAACCTCGATGGCCAACGGCTGGCGATCAACAACTGGCTGGAGGGCAACGGTGTGTCCGCTCGCTGGTACATCGACCACGGCCAGTCTGGCGACACGATGGCACGGCCCGAGTTCGATCGGCTCCAGCGTGACATCTTCATGGGCCAAATAAACACGGTCGTCGTGTACAAGCTGGACAGACTCTCCAGAAAGCTGAGTGACGGCATCAACGTGCTCACAGGCTGGCTGGACAAGGGCGTGCGTGTGGTCAGTGTCACACAGCAGCTTGACTTCAGCGGTGCCACGGGACAACTCGTCGCAGCCGTTCTGCTGGCTGTCGCGCAGATGGAACAGGAGACTCGCAGAGAACGCCAGGCGGTTGGCATCGAGGCCGCAAAGAAGAAGGGCAAGTACAAGGGACGAAAACCCGGAACGAACAAAGGTGACGCCAGCAAGGTGGCTGCTCTCAAGGCCGACGGTCTGTCTTACACACAGATCGCTGACAAACTGTCACTCAGCCGATCCACTGTCATACGGTATATGAAAATAGGGTAAATGGGAGGTTTACGCAGCCTGCCGGTGATGAGTGAAAACAGGCTGTGACAATTGTTTGAGCTTTTCCCGGGGGTACGAGGCTGTGCAAGTGTATATCTGGCAAGGGCTTGCAAAAAGTACAACAGCGGGAAAAACCATTTTTGTTTTCGAGGCAGTATGACTGCTACTTCCCCTCCCACTTCGCACCAAACTATTACCCTCACGTGACTTACGTCACAACTTCCTGCCGCAATTTCGTGCATTTAACACGTGCACACTGAATGAACACTATTCAGTTATATTGCTCCACGGTTATATTACTACACGGTTATACTATCAAGGCGTCGAATAACGGCTCGTTGGTGTTATGACTGGGGCTGAGCAAACGACCGGGCAAACGGCTTGGGCAGACGGGCAACACTACGTACAGTACAAACGTACACCGCAACCTATTTTACTAACGTAAAGGTATTTTCCGCCATATAGACAGACCACCCCCTTTCCCGGCAGAGGTACCCTCTGGGGTGGTCACTGGCCATTTGCTGACACAGACAGAAGGGACTTTAGTCCGCCGAGGCGAACACCGTTGCCGACCGGGAAGTAAGGGGTACAACTGAACCCGGAATTATGCCCAACCGTCTGCACCAAGAGCGTCCATCACCATTTGCACTCTGACCGGCTGTCCGCATTGCGGACCAACGACGTGTGATCGCTGTTTCCCGTATGCACACCTGCGTAGCAGCAGGGCTTGTTCCCTGTCCTACAACTGGCGTGCTATTCCGATCGCTGCC